ATATACCCCTTCTGTGTCAACTTCTAAATTTAAGACGGTTGAAGTGAAGGGTTCTAAAGGTGATATCTATAAGGTGACGATTGGTGAGAAGCATTCTTCTTGCACCTGTCATGCCTTTATGTTTCGTAAATCTTGCAAGCACATTAGAGAGGCAATAGCAGCATGAGTATGAAGTGGAAGTTGTTCAGCGGGTTTGTGATGGGATTCTTGTTCCTGCCGCTCGTCTATATGTTAGATAAGTATGTAGGACCTGGTGCAGGATCGATTGCAATTGCAATGATTGGGATTGGTATAAGTGTTGCAACCTGTGTATGGTTGATTGAGAAGATGAAAGGTCTATGAGATGAAACCTGTAAATAAAATGTTTGGTGATCTTCAGATTCAACTGCTAGAAGAAAAATACAAAGCAAAGTATGTGATTGACACATGCTTAAGAACAGTATCAGAACAGTGGGCAAATTTTCCTGCGGCAATTTTCTATACGGAAGAAAAGCACCCACAAGGTTCGAACTATTTTGCAATGTTTAAAGAACCCACAACAGACGATTGGATGATATCAAATGGTTATGAAGCAGTTCAGGGAGTATTTCATGGTATCCTTTTTGAAGATGGCGAACTCGTGCATAGTCGCTATCGGCATGACTATTTTGTTCATCGGGAAGCAATGGCTGACGGGGCTCGTGATTACCTTAGAAGTGGCACATGCCCTGAAGGAGCGAAACAAATTAGATTTGAAATTGTGAATGGCGAGTTGAAACGAGTCATTGACTTTGAGTATGATACCGGCAGAATTATTGAATAAATACAGTATGAGTGAAACAAAGAAAATCATACCAAAATGTAAAGGTGGCAATCAGTCATATTTTTCTGCTTCTGGCAGATGGTTGCCTTGCTGTTCTTTTCCAGATGAAGGAAAAACACTCGAGCAATCCATTTTTGCACGTGATGATTTCTTGATTGAAAAAAGCGATACTTTAGAATTTCATGAATTAGATATATTTCATCTATGGTTAGATAAAATAGAAGATGACTACGATTCTGCTTATTCTATTTGTAAGCATCGTTGTTCTAAAGATGCTCATGAAAAACAAAAAAATACAAAAGACATGACTTGGGTTATGGAAGAACAGTATTTGATAGCAAATAAATTTGATTTGTTTGATTTTCTAGAAAGGCATGATATTGAATATGAGTGGGAATAAACGACTTTCTATAGAAATAACAAATAGATGCCGCCTAGAATGTGAAAAATGCACTAGAACACAACTCAAAGGTAAGATGCCTATCAAAGATATGAGTGTTCAAGATTTTAGAAAAATAGCAGAATCTAAAATGTATAATAATATCTTTTTTGGCGGAACTTATGGTGATTGTATATATCATCCGCAATTTAAAAAAATATTAAAAATAACAAAAGAAAATGATATCGCTCTTACTATTCATTCAAATGGTTCGGGAAAGAAAATAGAATGGTGGCGTGAAGTATTTGAGATTTTAGATCCTAAGAAAGATATGATCAATATTGCTATGGACGGATATAAAGAAACGTCTAGCATGTATAGAGTAAATTTTAAAGCACGTGACTTTGATAAGAATATTGAGATGATGAGTGTTGCTGCAAATGAATATAAGATTAGAACTCTATGGACATTTATACCAATGAACTTCAATGAGAATCAGATACAAGATGCTGCTAAATTAGCAATAGAAAATAATATCATTTTTTGCATCAAGAAGAGTAACCGATGGTATTCTTTAAAAGATCCTAGGTTGCCAACAAATTTGAAATTGATATCATCACATTCTAAAGTTTTAGATTTAATATAAAAAAGGAGCGCCGAAGCGCTCCTTAGTTATGTGTTCGGTATACCCGAATCTATTATTATAATAGGTTGTTAACAAGAACACGACGATAGTAGACGTTTGTGTCTTCTTCTACCGCTGCTGTTGCTGAAGCTGCTGTGATACCCTTTGCGAATGGGTTTGGAGCAATTCCGTAACGTGTCTTGAATCCAATCTTTGGCTGGAATGTGTCTTGTCCAACTGCACGAACCATCTGTAGAGGAACGTATGGGCAATAGAATAGACCAGCGTCAAAAGCATTAGAGCCTTTGTAACCGATTGTCATATAGTTGCCTGTTGTGTATGGATCGATATATACACGGAAGCGACCATTTAGAACACCAGCGAATGTGTTGCCAGTATCATCAACCTGTAGGTTGTTTGAGTTTAGAGCAGGAGCGTAATCAAGAACGCCAGCCATCTGCAGAGCGGATGCAACATCTGAAGAACAGATGATTACGTTACCTTTGCCTCTACGAGTGTCTTTTGCGATCTGGTTAGCTTCACGCTCGATCTGGAACATAAGACCTTTGAACTTTTCAACTGACCAACGACCGTTTGAGTCGGTGTCAAGATCAAAGATGCCTTGAGTTGTTGTTCCTGTATTTGCACCACGAACCGCTGTGATGTTGATAGTACGAACGATTTCACGGTTGATTTCAGCAAGAATTTCTGACTGAAGAATATTTGCTAGTTCTGTTTCAGCATCCAAGCCATGTACTGCCTTAAGATCCTGAGCAAGTTCCATTGAGTATTCTGCTTTTAGGGCACGTGACTTAGCAGTAACTGTCTGCTTGTCGATTGAGAATGCCATTTCAGCAAATGCAACGTTTGATGTTGAACCAAGCGCTTCTGATTGCTGTGTATTAGCACCGCCAGCAAAGTTGTAGATGTTGCTGTTAGCAATAACAGTTGTCTGTGCTGTTGAACCTGGGGAAGTACCAACATTCTTGTTACCAATTGTGTTAGCACTTGAAATACCAGGTGAAGAAAATGCTGTGTTTGCTTCGTTGTAGAATGCTTCTGTGCCACCTTGTTGTGTGTAGTTAGAACGCATTGCGAAGATCAAACCAGTTGGGCCTGTCATTGGCTGAACGCCGCAGATGTCATAAGCAATGAGGTTAGGCATTGCACGGCGAACAAGTGAGATCAAGATTGGATCGTAACCAGCAACTGATGTACTACCTGCGCCAGCATAACCGCCTGTACCAGCTGAGTTAGTTGGTGATGTTTCCATAAGTGACTGTGGATTAAAACCATTTTGTTCTCTAATCGCACGTTCTGTATTCTCAAGAATAACAGCAGTAACATTGCGCTTATGAGTATCAGTGATCTTAGCAAGGTCAGCATGCTCGAGAACAGGCTTCCACTTTGCAAGTAACTCTTCGTTTAAAAAGTTCATTTTAGTTTTCTCCTTTTAGAGTTTTTGTATTATTATTTATTAAAATTTATTTTTTGATGGAACGGGTAAGTGACTCAACATACATCTTCATGTCTGGTGCAACAAATTTTTGCTCTTCAGGTTCATCTACTGACTCGTTCAATAGTTGATCTTGAATTACTCTAACTTCTGCTTTACCAGAAAAGTATGTTTCCTTAATCACGGAAGCCTTTTTACGGAATTCATTTGCATTTGTGTAGCTAACAGATTCAATCAGTTTTACGAACTTGTCTTTCTGTGTATCTGTCATACCTTCTGATAGTTCATCAGCAGCATTTAAAACTTCTGCTTCAGCAAGCTGTCTTTGAAGTTCAATGTTCTTTTCAGTTGTCTCATTGATCTGTTCTTCAAGAGCAGCGATTTCTTCTGCCATTGCTTCAACAACAGGAATATCATCTTCAGGAATTTCAATATGATGCTCTTCGAATAGACCTTTAAGACCTACAAGGAATGACTCCATGATTTCTGTCTTAATGTTAGATTCGATAGCAAGTTGATTTTCTTGAATCCATTCTGCTACTGCATAGTTCAAATATGCATCAACATTTTCTTCCATTTCTTCTTGGATTGATGAAAGAGATTCTTCAAGTTTTTGCTCGTATGATTCTTCAAGGCGAGAAAGTTCCATGCCTACACGAGTAGCGACTGCTGCTTCGAAGATTGTTTCTGTCTTGAGACGAAAATCTTCTGAAAGACCTGAGTCGTCACCAAACAATACTGCAAGGTCTTCTTTCATTGAAGGAAGTGAGTGCATTGTCTCGCTAGGTGCGCTTGATGACTTGATTGATGCTTTGTTTGCACCAGAATCTTTTGTTGCATTGCCTGTAACAGATGCATATACAGCATCTTGAGTTGCAGTCATTTCTTTTGGTGTTGGAAGTTTTGCAACAAATGCTGCAAGCTCTTCCTTGTTGCCAAGTGAGTTAGCATAGTTGACCATCATGGCCATTAGTTCTGAACGAGAAACATCAGTAGGATTCATTGTAATGTCCTCGTTAAGATGATCTGTTTGCCATAGATGAACAAAATCTTCTTTAGTCATTTTTGGAGCAGCGTAGAACATAACACCTGATCTTGGTCTTTTTTGTTTAGGAATTTTAGCTTTAGCTTTAGCAATTCCAGATATACGATTAGAAAATTTCTTAAAATGTTCTTTGTGCTTAGGATCAGAACTTGCAGCAGATATTGATTTTTGAATATCTGATTGAGTGTTAGTTGATCCTGCTTTCACATATTTCTTTTCAATCTCATTACCTGCTCTTCTATGAGCTGCCTTTGATTTTGTAGCCGCTGTTACATAACGCTTTGCAAGATCACTAGAAATCTCGTCAAGTTGTTCAAGCTGTTCTTCTACTTCATCGAGGAAGTTTTCTTCTTCTAGATCAAAGAAAACTTCTTCTAGATTTTCTAATTCTGTCTTTTCAAACTCTGACATTATTTTCTCCTTTTGAGATATCTTATTAATTTATTTATAAAATTATAGTTTTGATGAAAGTAAACGTTGGAACACACGAATTTTAGCTTCTTCTAGCTCTTTCTTTGAAACTTTAGCAGCAGCCTCATTGATATGGCGCTTTGCTTGTTCCAATTTCTGTGCCTTAAGCATTCCGTTGTCCCAAACCCATTCGACGCCTTCCATGATGCCGTTGACGAAAACATCTGGTGCTGAAGGATCTGCAACAATGTCTGCAGCAGTCGCAAGATAGAAATCATCTTGAACTTCATTTAATCCGTTCTTCTCGACAAGTGAACCCATACCACGAGATGAAACGCCAAGGCTTGAACCTTCAGACATCAAGTTCTTTACGATGTTTCCATAAGGTGTTTCCATGATCTTAGCACGACCAACGAAGTTTGTGCCTTCTTGCTTTAGTGATTTAATCATCATGCAGACACGCTCAAGATTGATTGATGGTCCGTCTGGATGACCTAGTTCACCATAAGCACGACCCTTTTCAATGTTTTCTTTTGTATAGCGTGCAACTTCTTTCGCAAGAACTTGTTCTGGATAATAACGACCATTACGGTTCTTAAGATTGCCTTGAAGAAAAATACCCTCGATATAAAGATTCTTTTT